TTGTTTTTATAAAGTATCACGAAAAGTATGGACAACATGAAAAACCATTTTATGAATTTCTGAGGATCGCCTAAATGTGTAATCTTGTAGCTGCTAGTGCTGGTATAAGCTTATTTCAAGGGCTTGCTATGCGTGGTGCTGCACAAGATAAAGCTGAACAGGCTGCACAAGTTGAAGTTGCAGGTATAGCTAATGCTGAAACTGATAAAAGAAATAAACAGGCAGCTTTAAGAGAACAATTAAGTGATAAAGAAAAAACATCTGCACAAGATAAATTTGCAAAAAGTATTGATTCATTAAGAGCTAGGGCTGCACTTATGGCTTCTGGAAGATCAGGAGTAAGTTTTGGTTTGATTTTACAAGATAATGAAAGGCAAGCAGCAAATTATAGAGAATCTATAAGACAGTCATTAGAATCAGCAAGGAGACAACACATGAGATCTATACAACAAACACAGGCACAATACCAAAATATAAGAAATCAATACAGAAGTCAGACACAACAAGCATATAATCAAATACCTTCTATAGGATCAGTATTATTAGGTGCAGGTGCAAGTGCCTTGCAAACTCAAATTGCTTTAGACGGTTAAAATTATGTCATCAAGTTTTCAAAGTACTGCTTACCAATCCTTTGCACAACCTGTTAATACATTTGTAGAACCTGTAAAGGTTTTGCCTAAAACAAATATGATGGCACTTGCCGAAACTTTAAAGGTTGTTAATCCAGTTTTAGAAAAATTTATTGAAACTAAAATTGATGAGAAAAGAGCAGAAATATCAGAAGAAGCTTTAAATGATGCTTTAGATAGTTCAACTAACGATTGGGCTGACGCATCTAAATATGTTAGATCTAATAAACTTTTTAGTGGTAATAGACTTTATAACAAAGTTTTTAAAAGAACAAAAGCTACAATTTTAGGTGGTAGTTTAGAAAGCAAATTTAAAACTGAATATAATGACGCAAATGTAGATGGAGTACCTTTATCAAACTTTTCTTTAGATTCAACAGAATTTTCAGATTGGCTAAATGAAACAAGAACAGAAGTTATAAATTCTTTAGGTGATGTAGATAGTGATACCTTTAACAAGAAATTTTTTCCATATCTAATAAATGCTACAACTAAAATTACTGACATTCACGAAAAGAAACACGAAGAATTTCAAGTAGAAAAATTAAAAATTGATGCTGCTGGCCTTGCTAAAAATATAATAAATTTTCAAACAGCAGGTCCAGAATCAGATGAAGTAAGTAAAAATCAATTTTTATTATTAACAGCTTCTATAGATCAATTTGAAAATGATATTAATAAATTAGGATTAAGTTCGGCCAATAGATCAGCTATTAATAAAACTATATTAAAAAGTCTTAGTGCTGAAGCAAAAAGAATTGGTTTTGAAACTGGTGATGAAGATTTAGCTTTATCAATTTTTAAAAGTGCAAGTCAATTTCCTTTTGGTCCTGGTGGAAAATTAACTTTATTAGATCACCCTGACTATGTAGAAATGGAAAATAAATTACTTGAAGATGTTGAAGACTATACTGATAAAGCAGATAAAAGAAATAGGGCAGAAGCAAAAAGAGCAAAAGAAGAAGCTATAGAATTAGGTATGTTGAATGTTGCATCTTTGTATGCAGCAGGGAAAGGAGAAGAAGCAGTTAATTTATTAGAAGAATTACAAAGAGCAAACCCATTAATTGCAACAAAACTTGCTTCAAATGCAGAAGTTTTAGATGGTGATACAAATGAAAAATATGGTCAATTACTATTTAAAATACAAGAAGGTCAATTTGATACATTATCAGATGCAAGAATAGCAGCTATGGCTTGGTTTCTTGATCCAGCTACAATTAAAAATGACCAGAATACAGGCAGATTAAATTCTTTAATGACTCTTGCAGGTACAGTTGATAAAGGAGTCTTAACACCTTTAAATAGTTATTTTACAACTTATGAAGGAAGATCTAAAAATTTACTTACATCAGATAATGAATTAAAAATATTTTCTGAAATTGGTAAAGACTTACAATTAAATCTTGTAAAGATAAACCTTGAAGAATTTAAACAAGAATTTAGAGAATGGAGATTATCTAATCAAAATGCAGGTACAGCACAGATTAATGCAGAATATGAAAGACTTGCAACTATATATGATGCTAAATTATTAGCCAAATTAAAAGGACAATTAGACCCTTCATCAGAACAAGTTGACAATAATACAAAATTTATTAATGAAAACCAAAGCGGACTTGAAGGGGTAGCTACAGAAGATGATGGTAATAATAACGATAACGAAACTGGTGATTTCTTTGGTAATACTTCTTTACCTTCAGTTGAATCAAGAGTTATTGCAGAACTTACAAGAATGGGAGGTATTACAAAAGAAAACAGAGATAAGTTACTAGAAGAAGTAGTAGCAGAAAAAGCAAAAATGAACTTTACAAATATTGTTGGCAAGTCAGAAGCAGATCGAATAATTAGATTTTTACAAACAGGTCAATATGGATTTGGCGGTAAAGGTCCAAGGGTTTATGAACCCATGAGGTTATTAATAGATGATTTTGAAGCTGCTGCTTTTAGTAATGACGATTCACCTACTACAGTTGAAGTACAACCAGGAGATACTTTAAGTCAATTAGCAGAAGAGTTTGGTATTCCTTTAAAAGATTTTATGGAAGCAAATAATATTACTAACGCTGATTTAATAAAAGCAGGTCAAGAATTAATTGTACCGATAGTAGAAGCTGTAACTCCTAACGAAACAAAAATAGAAACAAAGACAAAAAATAAATTACCAGAAGTAGAATTAAATAAACTAAGACAAGAAATTAAATTAAAAACAGATAAAAAACAACCTCTTACTAAGCAACAAATAAATAAGTTATTACTTAATGCAGGCTTTACAAAAGAACAAGCAAAAATAATGACTGCTATTGCTATGGCAGAATCAGCTAACAAGGCAAATGCTTTCTATGGTGGTACAGAGAAAGATCCAGAAGCTTCTTATGGACTATTTCAAATAAATATGTATAACTACAAAGGTATGGAATTAGGAAATGATAGGCAACCTAAACTTGGTATAGATAATAATGAAGATTTATATGATCCTGTTCTCAACGCTATAGCTGCTAAATTAGTGTTTGATGAAACACAAGCACTTAAAGGTAATGGTTATTTAGCTTGGGGTGTCTATTCTAAAGATGGACAAACTGAAGCTCCTGACGCTAGATACAAAAAATTTCTTGATTAAACATGACTGATTCCAACATTACTAATCTTCTTAACAACGAAGAAGAAGAAGAAAAAAGAAGAAAGGAAGAAGAAGAAAATCAAAAAATAGAAACACCAGAAACAGATGCCTTATTTCAAAAGCTTGATAATCAACCTTTATCATCTGTAAGTAAAGCCATAAACAAAAGTCAGGCAGGTGTAGTAGATTTTTTTGATAACAAGTTTTTAGGAGATCAAAGAAGTTTTGAAGAAATATTAGAGAATAGATCAAGAATAAGAAATGAAGCAGATGAAAAAAGAAAAGAAATTGACGAGAAAATTACTAAGACAAAAACATCACAAGTAATTAGAGGTGCTATTACTGGCCCTTTAAAAGCAATAAACGAAACTGTAGAGTTTGCAGATGATATATACGACTACCTAGCAGGGAATCCATACGACAATAACGACCTTATTGATTACAGTTATTTTGAAAGAGAAGATGATGGTGCATTTTTTCAAATACCACAAGCTATAACTCAATTCCTATTGCCTATGGGGATCTTTAGCAAAGGTCTCAAGGGTATTAAAAACCCTTGGACAAGAAACCTTGTTGCAGGTTTTCTTACAGATTTTGTTGTAGAAGATCCATTTGAGCAAAACCTTTACAATATGGTTGATGAGTATGAAGGTACTTTAGAACCAGTAATAGATATATTAAAAATGCCAGCATCAGTATTTAAAGCTGATGATGATATATCTCCTATAGAAGCAAGATTTAGAAAGGCTTTGGGTGGTGCAGTTATTGGAGAAACTTTAACAGGATTATCTGTAGCTTTAAAAGGTTTTAGGAACTCTCCTTTAGCTCCAAAGATGTTAGCAACCTTAGAACGTAAAAGAAAATTAAAGTTTAAAGACCTTGGAATTGATGAAGCTGGTAACGAATTATTAGATGAAAAAGTTATTGATTTAATTAAACCTTTAGATACAAAAAAAGCACCAGGGATAGGAGATACGACACAAATACCAGAAGTTGGTGACAAAATAGAATCTACATTCAACCCAAAACTTACAGGTGGTGGTATTGATGAACTTACAGATAGTCTTTTAAATATTGCTGAATACTTTAAAAGTACAGATGAACTAGATCAATGGGCTAGATCTGTTGGTTTAGGTGATATGTTTGTTGCTTCTCAAAGACAAACAAAAGGTCAAGCTTTAGAAGCTGCTAGATTTTTCTTGCAAGAATTTGGTCCTTTTTTAAAAACTAAAAATGGAAAAATAATTAATAACCCAAGATATTTACCTGCTACGACTATATCAATTAATCAAATGATGAATAAAAATGGCGAAGCTGTTTTTAATTTGTCTGCTGCTTTGCATAATGCCATAGCTACAAAAAATGTAGATCTTATAAAAGAAATACAACCAGAGTTTTTAAAACAAGTAAAAGTATTAAAAGGTCTAGTTTACTTAAACAAAGGAGTTGGTGCTTTAACCTCACAAACTTTAGGTGCTAGAAGAATTGCAGGTGATTTAAGAGATACAGTAACGGAAGCTAAAGATTTTGGTAGAAGATCAAGAGGTACAGAGAATGTAAATAATATTAATAGAGATTTTATTGAGTCTGTTGGTGTAAGTGAAATAGATGAAACCTTTAATAAAATTTTTGATTTAGTAGAAAAAGGAGATCAAGAAGCTGCTTTGGCTCTAACACGACTTACAAAATACTTAAACGTAGCAGGCGGTAATCCAGAAGTTATGAAACACATGATTAAAAAAGGATTACTTTTAAAAGGTGTTGAATTTACAAACGAGATATTTATTAACTCTATTCTTAGTGGTCCACCTACTCATATAGTAAACCTTTTATCTACAAGTTTAAATACTTTATCAAAACCATTAAGTCAGTCTGCTGGTGCTGCAAAAATAGTTTTTAGAAAAGATATGGATATTTCTTTTGCAGATACACTTTTTAGCAGAAGAGATAATTTAGTATTTAAACCAGAATTTAATTCTGATGAGTTTATAAAAGGTTGGAAACAATTTATTTATATGGGTGAATCTTTAGGTGATGCTTTTAATATTGCTCGTAAAGCTTTTAAAACAAATGAAAATGTTCTTGATAGGGGTGCAATGGTTTCAGATGCACAACGAGTATCAAGAAATATAAATGCAGAAGATGTAAGAAATTTTGCAGATCAAAATGTTGTTACTAGAGGAACAGTAAAACCATTTGTTGATGTATTTCTTGCTGATGCCTGGCTTCCTTCTATCTATAACAATTTTAGAAGAATCAATGGTTTTGGTTCTCGTATGCTAATTACAGAAGATGAGTTTTTAAAACAAGTAAACTTTAGAGCTTATGTAAAAGCAGAAGCTTGGGAGCAAGGTGTTAGAAAAAATCTACAAGGAGAACAACTTAAAAGATATATCAATACGCAAACAGAAAAAGTATTTAAAATTGTTGATACTGGTAGTGTTGGAAAAATGCCAAAAAGTATTCAAGATATGTATAAAAAAGCAAAAGATTTTGCTGCTGAAGCTACATTTACAAAAGAATTAGACCCTAAATCTTTTAGTGGAAAGATACAAAATTTTGCACAACACCCTTATGGAAGAATAGTTTTTCCTTTCGTAAGAACACCTTTAAATATTCTTAAAACACAAATGAGATATACACCTGTTGTAAATTTATTTATGAGTGAATATAGGCAAGCACTTAGAAGTGCAGATCCTAATATTGCTGCAAGAGCTAGAGGTGAAATGTATTTAGGAGGTGGATTTGCTGTTTCAGCAGCTTTAATTGCTAGAGACATAGAAAATCCTTTTGCAGAAATAGCTATGACAGGTGGTGGTCCTAATACTGTAGGATTTGGTGATACAACAGAAGCTAATAGACAATTAGTAAAACAAAAAAAAGAAGAAGGTTGGCAACCTTATTCGTTTAGATTTTTAGTAAGAGATTCAAATGGAGAAATAGTTTTAACAAAAAGTGGTAAGCCCAAATATAAATATATTTCATATAAAAGACTTGATCCTTGGTCTGGTACTTTTATGCTTCTTGCAGATTTTATGGATATAGAAGGACAAATAGGAAGTCAACAAACTAATGATATTGCTACTGCAATTACAGTTTCTATTGCAAGAAATTTAACAGATAGAACTTATATTAGAGGTCTTACAGAAGTTGCTGAAGCCATACATAATCCTTATGCACTACAAACTTTATTAGCTAGAAGGGCTGCTAATATTATTAATCCTGTTGCTGGACTTGGTAGATCAGTACAAAGAGCTACAGACAAAACAAAACTTGATACCACATATTATCCAGCAGATGAAATGAATACAGGTATAAGACAAGTTTTAAATGAATTAGCTAGAACAATACCTTTTTATAATGCTAATTTAGAACCTGATAGAAACTGGTTGACAGGTTCAGTTGTTGAATATCCTAGTGGTTTTGGACCTGATACCTTTGATATTTTAAATCCTTTTACTGCTACTAATACAAAAGATAATTATGTTCTAAGTGTTATTAATGATTTAAATATATCTTTGCAACCACCCAAAAAATTCTTTTTTAGAAAACAAGGAATACAAGGAAGTGGTATTGAACTTACAAGCAAACAATATGCAAGCTATATTAAATATTTAGCTTTTAATACAAAAGAAGATGGTCAAAGGTTAATCGTAAGTTTATACAAAAAGTTAAATCAACCTGATATGAAAGCTTTTTATAAAACTGCTATAGGTGAAAATGTAGATTCAACCAATCAAGATGTTATGGTAGGTACTCAAGATAATGCAAGAGCTATACTTTCAAAAAATATTAAAAAAATAGTGGCAGATTATAAAGTAAAAGCAAGAAATGAATGGTTACGTTTACCAGAAAATAGAGAATTATTTAAAAAGTATAGTGCTAATATAGAAGCAATAAACAATGAAACAACCAAAGCAACAGTTACTAATTTGGAAAAAATTAAAAACCTTGGTAATTAATTATGGCTACTAACACAACAGCTACCTCACAAAATCATAATGGTACAGGTAGTCAAAATAACTTTGCTATAAGTTTTGCTTTCTTAGCCAATACTGAAGTTGATGTAACAGTCGGAGGTGTTCTTAAAACATTAGGTACTCACTATAATATTGTAGGATCTGAAGTACAATTCACTTCTGGTAATACT